GTGGTCATAGGCAACCCAAGTTCGTGAGCTGCCTGTTTTTGACTGTCGCAATATAAAAATTGTTTTAAAGCACGAATCAGAATTTTATCGTCTAGCTTATGATTAGCCATGATTTCTCCCTTTTAAAAATTGATTTTAATAGTATTTTTTAAATTCAATAACAATTGTATAAGTGTCACCTGAACCTGCACCAACAGTAGTAAATAATACATCTCCATTAGCACCTGTTGCTTCGCTATTAGTTAAGGCAGTAAATTCTTTAAAACATATTGTATCTGACCAATCTTCTTTTAATTCAATTGCAAGATCGTTAGAATTAGCTTTCCAAAGAATTTTTACACCCATACCCACATTAGAATACCATATTTTTGATATTCCAACTCTTCTACACGCTTTTCCTAATTGATTTGGTTCTAGTGTAAGACCTGTTCCACCACTATTTAAATCAATTTTAACTGCATTAGTTTCTGCTGTATTGTCAGGATTAGTAAAAACACAGATAGCTTTAGATGGTCCATCTTGAATTTTTCTTAATTGTGCTGCCATTTACTTCTCCTTTTTATTGGATTTTACAGCTTGAACAAAACCAACTCTAGCATATTTATCTGTTGTTTTTTTAACTTTAGCTTTAGTTTTTGTTTTAGTTTTAGTTTCTTTTTCTTCTGACATTTATGTCTCCTTATTTAAATATTCCGTATGGAATAATTAAGAAAGATTATTGTTTTGAACATAAAGAACAGTAACTGTAGCAACACCTGCTG